TGTTCCGCAGAGTTCGTCAGGATCGGTCTTCAGCAAGGCGTTCTGGATATCGGCGATGCGGTAAAAATGTCCGGAAGATGGACGTACAACATCAGCCCGGCGCGGCTTGCGGTGCGACAGGGACTGACGATGGAGCAGTTGGAAAAGAAGGTAAACAGAATCACGGGGAGCAGATAAGAAAAGGGGGGAAAAACATGATTAAGGTAATGGACAAATGGGTGCATGAATACCAGATTCCGACAAGGGGTCGAATCAGGGCAAGGAAAAACAGGCTGAAAAAGGCAGCTGGTATCGTAACGCTGATTCTGGTCGGAGCGGAAGTGCTTGCGGCATACAACGGTCACTTCGGTGCGGCAGTTGTAATCGGCATCTTCCTTGCACTTTCCGCAATCGGCACGATCCTGACGGCGTGAGGTGCGACATGCAGAAATTAGAGATTGAACTGAAGATAAACGGTCAGCGGTTCACCGTTGAAGCGGAAGTGCTTGGCGGTACGGACAGCGAGATAGACGATCAGGTAGAGGAATGGCTGTACGACCACATCCTCAACTGGTGGGAACGTGTTCCGGAACCGCATGAAAGCGAACAGGAGTAGGACATGCCAGGCGAAGAGGATTGGGTAGTAGAGACAGACGGCCCACCGCCGTCAAACAGCAGTATAGCAGACCAGTACGAAGTGGTAGGACCGCCGGTCACATGCTGTGACGTACCGAGAAGCCCTTACACAGGGGAAATGAATGCCACAACAGTCTGGCTTATCGTAGCGGTGTTCATCGTAATGCTGATAGTGCTTATCACAGGAAGAGGCGAGAGATAATTGCATTCACACAATAGCAGAAAACCCCGGTGACGGAATAGACAAAAAGATGAACAGTAAGCAAATCAATGGAACAAAAAGTGAATTATTAGCCGAATATTTTTTAATTAGTCAAGGCTATATTGTATCAAAGCCGATAAATGATTTTTCGGAATACGACTTTATCGCAGATGATTGCGATGGTCACATGCATAGAATACAAGTGAAAACAATATACTTTGATAATAGCAAGAAAAGGTGGGTGGGGAGTTGTGTAACATCCCATATTAGAGGTAACGGAAGAAGAACAAATAAAAAATATACAGAAGAATCGTTTGATCTTGGGCTGTTTATTTGTGCGAAGCATAATAGCGCGTATATGATTCCAATTTCTTTAATAAAAGGAAGAAGGGGCATAACTTTCTATCCTACTGGTAAGGATAATAAATCAAATACAAGATATTCGGATTTTGAACAATTCCGTCAAGACATTTTTAAATGAGCAATGTGCAAATCCTTGCCTGGGGACGCCGTGTGCCGACACGTAGAAAGCGGCGGCGTTGCTGACGCGTGACGAGAATGAAGTCAGCGATAGCGTGTGCCGACACGTAAAGGCTAAGTCCTGATAAAACGGCTGCGTGGTGACTGCGTGGATAATGACAGCCACAATGCCTGACGAGGCGATCATGGAAGACGTTCCATGCGACCGAGGTCGGGATTCCGCATGGTGTAATGGGGAGCATACGGCATTGTCATTGCGACAGAGGTATCGGTTCGAGGCCGGTTGCGGAATTGCCCATACAGGGGCGAGATTGGAGAGAAAAACATGAAGGAAAAGGGAAAGGAGAATCCGCAGAACAAGCGGGAAGATACTTATTCGAGGGCAGACGATAAGTATATCTACAACATGCTACTGGACATTTTTCACGTAAAGAAGGCGGTCAAGACCGCATAAAAGAAAGGGGAAAAACATGAAAGCGATTTTATTGGTGAAGCAGACTATCACCGAGTACGGAATGACACACGACAACACGATCAAGCTGACGTTCGGAGATCCTGACGCGGCGTTCGAGATCGCAAAAAAGATGTGCCGTGTGATTAACAAGAACAACACCGGCGAGATCAAGGCAACTGCCGTATCACTTGAACTGATTGACGAGTTCTGCACCGAGAGCATTCCGGAACCGTTAGAGGAGGCGTTCAAATGAAGAATATCTACGAACTGACAAGCCAGTATCTTGAATTACAGGACATGCTGTCCGATGAGGATGTAGATCCTGATGTACTTCGTGACACGCTTGAGGCAATCGAAGGCGAGTACGATGAAAAGATCGAAAGCTACTGCGAGGTTATCAGGAATCTGGAATCGGAACTGCACGGCGTATCGGAAGAGCTTGTCCGGTTCAGCATCAGAAAGAAACGCTTACAGGGCAATATAGACAGGCTGAAAAAAGCCATGCAGGACTCGATGTACAAGACAGGCAGAATGAGTGCCGGTGGCAAGAAATTCCATGTGTACGTGAAAAAGGTAGGCGGTCTGTTGCCGGTGGAATTGGACGTTCCTGTCGAGGAGCTGCCTCCGGAACTGGTCAAGTACAAGATCGAGGCCGATAACGAGGCGATCAGGAAATACCTTGACGAGGGTGTAGCGTCACCCTGGTGCCATTACGGCGAGAGGGCAGAAAGGTTGGTGATTAAGTGAATATTTACGAAAAGATCAGCAAGATCATGGATAACGTAAAGGCGCTGTCCAAAGACACGGAAGTGGGCTACAACGGCAAGACACAGTACAGAGCGATCTCCGAGAACAAGGTCACAAAGGTACTGCGTGAGCAGATGATTAAATACGGTCTGGTGGTATATCCGATAGAACAGACGTACTCGCGGACCGGAAACCTGACTTCCGTCAGCGTGAAATACCGCATGGTCAACGTGGAAGATAAGAGCGAATACATTGATATCGTTTCTTCCGGTGAGGGCGCTGATACACAGGACAAGGGAGCCGGTAAGGCTATGACATACGCCTATAAGTACATGCTTCTCAGGACGTTCGCAATACCCACAGGAGAGGATGCAAACTTCATCCATAGCGATACTCTCACTGACATTCAGAAGGCTGTAAATGAGGCAAATCCGAAGCCTGAGAAGGTTTCAAGGGCAAAGAAGACTGCTGATCCTATCCCGATGGTTTCCAAACGGCATATTGACTGGATCAAAGGCGCTACACAGAAACACGATGTGGCTGCACAAGTGTATCTGGACTACTTAGGATCTCATAACATTCCGAATGCCGAGGCGCTTACACTCAATCAGGCTAACGAGCTGATAGACAAGATCGTCAGGGCGGTCGAGGCAGAGAACACAAAGAAGGCTGAAGCGGAAGCCGAGGAGATATTCAAGTAATGGAAGCAAAGGGGCGGCTGACAGGCATAGCACTTGACTACGTGACAGGGAAACTGAATATCACATTCGAAATCAACGGTTTAAGACCCGAAGATGCTGAAATGATAAAAGATACGGACTTGCGGATAAAAGCCGTTAAATGGCGTGATAAGCGTTCCCTGACAGCAAATGGAATGCTCTGGGCATGTATCGGGGAGATCGCCGAGGCGTTAAACGCTGACAAGTGGCAGATATACCTGATGATGCTGAAGCGGTACGGCAAGTACACATACATCTGTGTAAAGCCGAATGCGGTGGAAGCAATGAAAGAGCAGTGGCGTGAATGCGAAGTGGTAGGGAATGTGAACATAAACGGTGCGGAGGCCGTGCAGATGCTCTGCTACTTCGGAAGCAGTACATACGACACAAAAGAGTTCTCCGTTCTGCTCGATGGGGTAGTCAGTGAAATGAAACACATGGGCTTGCAGCCGCCTCTTACCGAGGACATGAAAAGGGTATTGGAAACATGGGGAAAAGAAAAAGCGTCCTGACAGACGATCTTACGGTGTGCTATTTCACCAGAAGCCCTAATCCGCATATCCATCATGTTTTCGGCGGTGCGAACAGGGCGCATGCAGAAGAAGACGGATTCATCGTACCGCTTGCGCCCCAGCTGCATAACATGAGCGATGAGGGAGTACATTTTAACAGGGAGTTGGACTTGTACTTGAAACAGCTTTGCCAGAGGTATTGGGAAGACGCGATCGGTACAAGGAAGCAGTTTATTGAAAGGTATGGTAAGTCATGGCTGTAAGGGAAAAGCAGACAGAAAAGATCCTCCGGTACATGAAGGAACATGGAAGCATTACACCGATGGAAGCACTGCGGCATATCAGGTGCTTCCGGTTAGGCGCAAGGATCTTCGATTTGAGAGCGGAAGGGATTGAGATCAAAAAGAGTATGGAATCCCACAAGGACGAGGACGGCAACGTGGTCCGGTACGCGAGGTACTCATTATGAAGGTGGTAATAGACGGCAAGTTCCACGGCATGAATGAATTCATTGCCGCGAACAGGGTGTTGCGTGGCGGGTGGTCTAAGGGGAACGCGATGAAACAGGATGACCAGACGATCATCTGCACGTACCTTCGGGCATCGGGCATCAGGAAGCTGAAATATCCGGTAGTGCTGAAATATACATTCTTTGTCGATTCCAAAAGAAGGGACAAGGATAACATTGCGGGCTACTTCCATAAGGTGTTTCAAGACAGCCTGGTCCTCTGCGGTGCGCTGCCTGACGATTCATGGGACTACATCACCGGCTTCTCTGACGCATTTGAGATCGACCGGAAGCATCCGAGAGTAGAAGTGGAGATCATTGAGACATGAGAGAGGGAATTACATTTTACAAATCATGGCGTGACGCATTGCTGAATCTTTCTCCGGAAGACTGCAAGAAGGCTCTCACGATGATCCTCAACTACGGTCTTGACGGCATCGAACCGGAAACGGAAGGAATTGCTTATTCCATCTTCCTGATGGCAAAACCCACACTGGACAGAAACGAGAGGCTTGCGACCAATGCCAGAAAGTCAAAAAGCAAACAGGAACCGGAAGAAAACAAGCCGAAAGCAAAACGGAGCAAATCAAAGCAGATTGAAGCAGATGAAAGCAGATTAAAGCAAAACGAAGCAGATGAAAGCAGATTAAAGCAGACCGTTAGCACGGAAACGGAAACAGATACGGAAACTAATATAAAGACATTATCTGACGATAATGTACGTTGCACTCCCTCGGCGAGCAACGGTACATCTGCGGTCATTGCGGCATGGAATACGCTTCCGGAGCCTGTTCCGAGAGTATCACGGCTTTCGTCTGAAACGGACAGATACAAGATGCTGAAAGCCAGGATAGCGCAGTACGGCGTTGACGAGGTGCTGAAAGCGATCAGGAATATCAAGGACAGCGATTTCCTGACAGGCAAAGCCGGTACATTCCTGATTAGTTTTGACTGGTTCATTAGGCCGAATAATTTCGTGAAGGTCTTGGACGGCAATTATCAGAACAAGCCGAAGGCGAACATGCCGAGGGCTGACGATAAAAAGAAACAGATCCAGTTCAACCAGTTCCATCAGCGCGATTATGACTATGACGATTTGCAGAAGCAGCTGATCGCGAAGCAGATGCAGTAAAAGAGTGAGGAGAAAAGCATGAGGAAAATCAGAGCAATCGTTAAGAGAGCGGATAAGGCAGAACCGTATGTCACGAATATTTCCGACAGCCTTGAGAACTTCCAGAAGTTTGTAGGCGGTTATATCGAAGCGGTCACGATCTCAGATGATCTGGTTATCATCTGCAACGAAGAGGGGCGCTTACAGGGCCTTCCGTACAACTGCACCGTGTTAGGCATCCCGTTTTACGGCGATATCCTGTTCGTAAGCACTGATGGTGACGAGTTCGCGGACTGCCACATGGAAATGGCCATGTTGGCATTGCTCCTGTCCGGAAAGTAATCGGACAGTGAAGATGCTCCGGACTGACCGAAGCCAATTACCGGAGCATCTTACGTGGGCTTTCCCACACAGCATAGCACAAGAGGGCGAAAAACGCAATGGTATTGCCAGGCAGAGCGCAGTAATGGCAAGGCAAAGCAATGTGGAGCGTTGTCATGGCAAGGAATTGTGCGGTGCGCGATGGCTCAGTCAGGAATGGAATCGCAAAGTAATGCTCGGCAATGGCGTGGGATTGCTCGGCATTATTTAGCAAAGGCTATGTCCAGAAACGAATGCAACGGCATGGAAGAGTACAGCTTTGTCTGGTGTGGCAAAGCAAAGGCAACTGAAAAACAAATCAGGAAAGAGGGAGAAAAAATGAAGGACATTAAAATCAAAGTCACACTGTTACAGGAAATGCTTGGAACATCATCTGCGAACAAGGAGATCCACAGCGAGTTCATTGCAAGTAAGGCTCCGGATGCAAAGAGCCGTGAAGAGGAAGTTGCGGCAATCGGCGCTGATGCCGAGTTTGAAAAGAGCATGACCGTATACCCGAAGACGGAAGACGGCACACCGTTCATGTGGGACTACCAGATGAAGGGCTTTTTCAAAGATTCCTGTGCGGCCCTTCAGCGGTGCAAGGGTGAGAGCATTGCAAAGGAATCGTGCAAACTGAAAGCCTATAAGAAGATCATAGACGGCTGCATCTTCGTTTATCCGAGGAGAATCATGCTAGACATGCACGGTGGCAAGGTAGGCGTGTTACAGCGTCCTCTGCGTGGGCAGACAGCACAGGGCGAGAGGATTGCTCTGGCATCTTCCGAAACGGTTCCGGAAGGCACGACATTCGAATGCACGATCAAGTGCCTGTCAGACGAATATGAGAATGCTGTTCTGGAATGGCTTAACTACGGGCAGTACAAGGGACTGTTGCAGTGGCGCAATGCCGGTTTCGGGCGGTTCGAGTACGAGATCCTCATGTAAGCAACGGTGAGGCGGTACAAGGTAATCCGATGCAAGGCAAGGGAACGGCAAGGTGTGGCAAGGCCAGGGCGATGATGGGTATTGCTTAGAAAAGGCGTGGCGAAGAAAAGTATTGCACAGATAAGGCAGAGCAAGGCAAAGCAGAGCAAAGCATAGAAAAGGCGTTGCAAAGTACGGAGCCGTTCAGCGATGGTTTTGTCAGGTGGAGAGGCGCAGCGGTAGTGTTTGGCGATGCACCGCAACGGTTTAGCATAGCGAGGTAATGCAAGGGTTTTGCTTTGCGGCGGTTGTTGGGCCGAGGAAAAGTGATGTGAGGCATTGGCAAGGTGAGGATTTGCTTGGCAACGGTTTGGCATGGCGAGGTGATGAAACGGATCAGTGTCGCTGTGATTTGCAAGGGATATGCTATGTGACACAAAACAGCGCAAAGGAAAAGGGGGAAACAGCATGAGAGGCGGGCCGAATAACACATACAGACGGAGCGAAGTAAGAAGGATGATCCTGTTGGGGCTGAAAGCGCCGGTAATCAGTGAGGTGACAGGGTGCGCTGACGATTACGTGTACAGGATGGTCCGGAAAGAACGTCTTCCGTACCATGTGAGAAGCGGCCCGCCTGGTCAGAAGCTGAACAGGGAAGAAATCTTCTCGATGCGTGATGCCGGTATGACGTACAAGCAGATCGCGGAAAAGCTGAACTGCAATCCTGGCACAGTAAGACACATAGTAGGTGAAGAAATGGGTATGAGAAAAGACAGCCCTGACATGTACAGGGACAGAGTAGTGGAACTGCATAACAGAGGCATTGGCTATGTCAGGATCTCAACATTGCTTGGCATTCCATACACATGGGTTCTCCAGATCGCAAGCAAGGCCGGTCTGAAGGAAAGCACCAGAGGCGCAAAACAGCTTATCGACCGGAAGCGGGTCGTAGAACTGTACAACAGCGGATATGGCAATGCGGACATAGCGAAGCTGATGTTCTGCTCGAAGGATTCCGTGACGAGGATCTTACGTGCGGAAGGCATAGAAACATGCGAGAGGCGTAAGTCAAAACTGACTATGCAGCAGATCGCCGAGGATATTCTGAAGGATATGTGATGGCAGTGTATGTAATGCTATGGCGAAGGACAGTTCAGCGAGGCAAGGCAATGGCAAAGCAAAGCGGAGTGGTGTGAAGGCATGGCGATGCACCGCAAGGCAATGGCATGGTAAAGCAGAGTGGTGTGGGGTGAAGGCAAAGCGGAGTGATGTTCAGCAGAGGCACAGCAAAGTACTGTGGAGCCGGGGAACAGCAAAGTATCGCAAAGGATTGGCACAGTATTGCGGTGTAAAGGCAAGGCGAGGCGATGCGAGGCAAAGGCAGTGCATTGATTGGATTTGCACGGATGCGGAAGGGCAATGACCGATCGGCGATGGCACAGCGCGGTTAAGAAAAGCAATGGCACTGTACAGTAAAGCAGAGGCTCTGTAAAGCGATGTGGCGTAGCGAAAAAGGGCAAACGAAAAGCCCCGGAAAAAAAGAGGTAAGACCGGGACTTTTCTCAATCACAAACACAAGATGATTGTAGCAGAAGATGTGCTGAATTGCAATAGAAAAACAAAAATTTTTTAAGGATGGTGCAGAGAATGACAAATCAGGAAGCCGATCATTACTTGCGTAAATTACAGGACATGATAACGAACGGCGTAAAAGTAGGCAAGACGCAGAAGGAAAACGTGCAGTTCTGTGAGGCTATCGGGGTAGCGTTATACGCTATCCAGTACGCAAAGAAGGCGATACCGAAGGAACCGATACTGCGTGGCGAGAACGATTATCCGTACTGCCCGAACAGGATCTGCAATCACAGGCTTGCGGAAAGAACACGGTATAAACACTGTCCGGACTGCGGACAAAGGCTCGATTGGGAGAATATGTACAAGTAAATGGCAAGATTAGGTGTCTGCTACAAAGGTAGCAAATCACAGATTGCGGAATGGATAATTGACAATTTACCGAAGGCAGAAGTGTTCTGCGATCTGTTTTTCGGTGGCGGTGCAGTGACACATGCAGCATTGCTTTCCGGAAAGTACAAACAGTTCATTGCGAACGATATAGATGCCAGGCTCCCGGGATTCTTTTTGGAATGCTGTTACGGAAAGCACACACTTGAGGCGCATCCGGAATGGATAAGCAGAGAAGAGTTCAATGCAAAGAAGGATCTGGACGCTTACATTGCTCTGGTATGGTCGTTCGGAAACAATGGCGTGGATTATATATACGGCAAAGATATAGAGCAATTCAAGAGGGCAATTCACTATGCGGTGTTTAATCAGGACAAATCGCTTCTGGCGGGATATGGGGTAGATATTTCTCTGATTGACGGTCCGATATACGAAAGGTACTTGCATATACAACGTGAAATAAAGCGAGTGAAAAAGCAACTGCGATCTGGCATTGCCGAAAAAGAGAAAAAAATCGAACAGTTACAGCATGTACAGGGCTTGCAACGGGTAGAGGAAATCGAACGCTTACAGAGCTTACAGAGCTTACAGAGCTTACAGAGCTTACAGAGCTTTGGGCTTGATTACCGGGACGTTAAAATACCGTCTGGTGCGCTGATATACTGTGATATTCCTTACGACAATACGAACTGTGGAAAGTACGGTGGCTTTAATCATTCGGAGTTTTATGAATGGGCTTACGAACAGGACAACATTTACATTTCAGAATACAGCATGCCAGATGATTTTGTTGTGGTTGCCGAGCGTGAAAAATGTATTTTGTCTGACGCAACAGGAAACAGTGAAAAGGCAATAGAACGAATTTACACAAACCAAAGAACATACGACAAACTGACTGATACGAGAAAAGAGCTGATCGCAATCAGCACAGCACAGCAGATGTGTTTAGATGATTTCGCTATCCTGTAAAAACCGGATGATGAAAGGAAAAGAATAGAATGAATATACCAATGACAAGCAATTCCGATGAATGGACTACACCGCAATGGTTGTTTGACGAATTAGACGGCGAGTTCCATTTCAATCTTGATCCGTGTTCTACGGATGAAAACGCAAAATGCAAAACACACTTTACGGTTTCTGACGATGGTTTACATAAAAATTGGGGGGGGTGCAGAGTGTTCTGCAATCCACCATACAGCCAGATAGCAAAGTGGGTAGAAAAAGCGTACAGGGAAAGCCTGAAGGAAGGGACAGTAGTAGTGCTTCTTATTCCCGCAAGGACAGACACACGGTACTTCCATGATTACATTTATCATCGTTCCGAGATCCGGTTCATAAGCGGGCGATTGAAATTCAGCAATGCAAAGTGGAATGCGCCGTTCCCGTCTATGGTGGTAATATTCCGAGCGGCATGCACATAATGTGAATGTAAACACGTTCCCTAAAGGGTAAAATTAAAGTATAGGCTTTTTTAAGGGGGGAAAGAAAATGAGCGAGATATTAAAGACGATTGACGCAAACATCAAGCACGATCTTGAGCAGAAAAAGTACATCAAGGAAATGGAAGCGCACATCAGCTATCTGCGTGAAGAGAACGAACGGCTGAAGGGCGAGATCCGTGGGTTGAAATTCGCAATCCGTTGCAACGGTGTTTCCGGAGGGGAGGTATCACCGGCAGAATGAGGATAAGCGAAGAGAACATCAGCTACAACGTGCAGTGCCTGATAAACGAGGCCCTTGTAAGCCCGTTCGAATATGCCGAGCAGACGGATAATGCAGACCACCAGAGGCTTTTGATACTCGGATATATCCGAGGCGTTCTCGATCTTGCGAATATAATGAAGGGAATACTGAAGGAATAATGGCAGAGAGTAAAATGATAGCAACGATAAACATCAGTGTTGAGGAATTGCAAGAGATCGTTGACAAGGCGGTTATCAGATGTAAGGACTGCAAGCACAGAGATCCGGAAGACAAGAAATGTGATAGCGGTCATGGAATAGTATGGCAACTGCCGAGGGACGATGATTGGTTTTGCGCTGACGGAGAGAGGAAAGAGAAATGACATTTCGGGAATGTGCGATAGTAATGGCACGGACAGGAATCTGCATGCTTGAAGGCGAAAACATTGATGTGTTTTACAAGTATCTCGCAGAGTTGTTCGGCAGACCAGTATATACACATGAGATTGCTTTCATGGAAAACGAGATAAAAGAACGGTCAAGACCGGATTTTATCAGGTTGTGCAAAGAGGCAAAAGGGGAAGATGAATGAGCGTATCGAAATGGAAATACACGCCCGCATGTGACGGAAAGCCATGTCCTGGCGATTGCGACAGCTGCGGATGGGAACCGGAAGAGGATGAACTGATTTCCCGCAAAGCAGCAATAGATGCGGTCATAGAACTGTGCAAACATTACACGCCCACGAAAAGCGTCAAACATCCGCACATGGATTTTGTGATAGAGGAACTAAAATGGTTACCATCCGCAGAGCCAGATATTCCTGACAAGAATGTCGGAGACATGATAAGCAAAAGGGCGGTACTCGACATCTTATATCTTGATCCCGGTATTGACGAGATTAGAGAGGAAATGATTAAGAATCTGCCATCTGCAGAGTCAGAGATAACCCACTGCGCCGAGTGCATACACTGGAAGCACTCTGCCGTAAGAAAAAGCTATTGTGAGGTTTTTGACTGGGTGAACACTGCAGAGGACTTTTGTAGTTTTGCGGAAAGGAGAGTCAATGAATGAATTAAAACCTTGCCCATTCTGCGGTGGCGAAGCATTTATGCGACATTTGTATAGCAATTACATTGTAGACGCTAAACATGATGATAATTGCCCGATGATATTTTTATCTCTTCCAAAGGACACACATTGGGTGACACGCATGGCGGCAGAGACCGCATGGAATAGAAGGGCGGGTGAACAAGATGGATGAATTAAAACCATGCCCGTTTTGTGGAACAATTGCAACATCAGAGGTGAGAGTAACACAGATGGGTGGCGATACAGATAATGTCGATTTCAGCATTGTGTGTTCATCATGTGGAACTTATAAAACTGTGCGCTTAAAAATAGCAAAAACTTGTGTTTTTCTTGATGTTGAAAGGGCAATGATAGGAGCAATCGAAGCATGGAATAAACGGGCAGAGCCGTTGATAGGAGAAAGGAATGAATAAAACTGATATATTCATGGCTCTGCTTTGCGGAATAATTATAGCGGTTACAATGTGGTGCTTTTCAAACTGGTTGGAATGGGGTGGCAAACATGAGTGATTTAATAAGCCGTGATGATGCTATCGAGGCATTAAGAAGGGCTGAAGCACTGACAAGGGCGTTTGGCTATCATAATGTTTATGATGCCATCAGGGATGTGCCATCCGCAGAACCGGAAATAATCCATTGCCGCGATTGTGCATGGTGGAGAAAGAATCCTGTAAGGCTTGTAAACAGATGCGCTATTTTTGACACTGATACGAGCATGACGTTTTACTGCAAACATGGAAGGAAAGAAAATGAGTGATTTGATAAGCAGATCCGATGCTCTTGAAGTCATAGAGAAACTAATGGATATACATTTCGACAGAAAAGTAGTGCTTGCAAAGGTATTTAACCAGATAAAGGATTTGCCATCCGCACAGCCTGAACGTGAGTACACGATGGAAGAGTTTATGTTTGGTCAGGACATGGGAGATCCTGAAGATGGGAGTTTATGATGAATGACTTGATCGACAGGCAAGCGGCGATTGAGGCAATTAGGGCATCTACCTCAAAATACACGGGTTTTATGGAAATGGAAATGTACACGGATGATGATGCAGTAGAAGCAATCGAAGGCTTACCCTCCATACAGCCAGAGCGAAAGACAGGGGAGTGGATAATCAGAGACAATCCCGGAACGGGATGGTATAGGGTAACTTGTTCTGAATGCGGAACAGACGTAACAAGCGTTATTCCGGTTATCGGATTTTTCCCAAATGCAAAGGCAATATGGAATTTTTGCCCAGAGTGCGGAAGTTACAACGGTGGGGAATACATCCCAGAACACAGAGAAAAAAACGGATGAACATGAGCAGAAGGGAGAATAAGAATGGACATACCATATATGCTTGACAGCTACGGCTACCCGCCTGTAAGGGCGCATGACATGGATGCGGGATGGGATATCAGATGCCCGAAGGACAGGGTGTACGAGTTATATCCTGGCGATTCCATCACCGTACATACCGGCTTGCATGTCCTGATTCCGGAAGGATATGTCGGCATGCTGAAAAGCAAATCAGGGCTGAATGTCAACTATGGCATTCACGGCGAAGGCGTGATAGATGCGGGATATACCGGCGAGATCGTAGTGAAGCTGTACAGGGATGCACCGGAAATGCCGTTTATGACACCGCATACGTTCGTGGAAGGGCAGAAGATAATTCAGCTTGTGATACTGCCTATTCCGCAGACAGATATGACAAGGGTAGACAGATTCCCCGAAACAGACAGGGGCGATAACGGCTTCGGCAGCAGTGGAAAGTAAAGAGGGAGAGCGAATGGAAAAGGACATATTCAAACAGGGCATAGTCAGAGTGAATGACGATTACCTGATAGTAGTTGACAGCATGGATTATACGCTGTGCAAAGACAGGCATAAGACGGACAAGGAAGGCAAGCCGGTATATAAGACACTTGGCTATTATACAAGCCTTGAGAGCGCCTTAAATGCGTTAGGCAAGGAATTTATCAAGGAAAGGCTTGAAGGGGCTGAAATGGGCTTAAAAGAGGCTGTCAGCACCATCAGGGAAGCGAACAGGGAACTGTCGGATATCATCCGCAAGTGCATGGAAGAAGGGCTTGTAAAATGATAAGGCTGAACGATGATTATGTGGTGGTTTCCGACAATGGGAACTACACACTGAAAAAGGACACGCACAAGATCATCAACAACAAGCACAAGTACATTCCGGTAGGATGCTATCCGACAATGGATCTCGCAATGATTAAGTTCGGCAAAGAGATCGTGGAAGGCTCGAAGATAGCAGAAGGATATGATCTGTATGAAACATGCCGTATCTATGACCGGAAAGCGGGTTTCTGCCGCGGGCTGAATGAAACGTACTGCAAGCGTGAAGGCGTGTGCGCGTTCTACAAGGGTTATGAGCGGAAGCCAGGCGCTGATATCCTGTACGAGATCGAAGAAGAACGATGGTGGGAAGAGGAAGTCGAGCGCAAGCTGAAGAGGCGTGAGTACGACAGGAAGCGCCGTGCAAAAGGGGGCATGTGATATGGAACCGACAGCATATTTTTTCATCCTCACGAAGGACAGTGACGGCGAAGTGCAGTCCTCACCGCCGATCGAATTTACACTGTGCAAGGACTGTTGGCGAAGGAAGACGGAGTTCTGCAAGTGGCGAAAGGACGAGGAACCGGGCGAAACAAGTTTTTGCAGTGAAGGCGAACGTGCAGAGGATGTTGAAACATCTGCGAACTGATTCCGGAAGCAATAGGGGGGTGTAAAAATACCCTCCCCCCACCAGAAAAAAGGAAGGAAAACATTGAAAAGGACGAGCGAGTTCAGACGCGGTTTTGAGGCGGGCAGAGCGTACTACATGAAGAAGGCAGAAGAGATCGTGGCAAAGGATGTAGCACAGCTTTACGCAGCTGCATTCATCGTGCTGAAAAGAAACGGTCAGGATCTCGATTGGCCTTCCCTTGCATCGGATATACAGGATCTCTGGAACGATGTGGCGAACAGCGGAAGCGATATCATTGCCATGTGCGAAGCGGAAACAGGCTATGAATTCCGACAGGGATGTATCATGGAGGACATTGAATGAGTGATACCGGCTATATAGAAGTGTTCGAAGATATGACAGAGCGCCAGAAGAAGATCATGTATGAACTGTACATGAAAGGCTTCAATGCGAACGGGCATGTATGGGTAACATACGGCGATGTGGAAAAAGCAGTAGGGGAGTTGCTAAGTGGCGAAGAAAAAGTGGAGAGAGTACACGGAAAAGGAAATAAATGACAACAAACGGGGAACATGCGCTACATGTATCTATCATGCAAGGATAGGCGTTACATCAAAGTACAGTAAACGGGAATGGATGGGCGCGATATACTGTGCCTACATCCTTCTGACAGGGCATAAGCGCAACTGCGATCCGATGAACTGCAAAAAATATGTGAAGATCACAAAAGAAACACCAAAGTTAAGAATGAAGGAGAACTGATACATGAATAAAGTTATTCTTATGGGCAGACTGACAAAAGATCCTGAGATCCGGACAACAGAAAGCGGGCTGAAGATCGCATCGTATTCACTCGCAGTTGACAGGCGAAGCAAGGAAAAGGAAGCGGATTTCATAAACTGCAAGGCATTCGGGAATGCCGCAGAGTTCGTGGAAAAGTATCTGGCAAAGGGAACAAAGATCGCCGTCAGTGGAAGAATCCAGTCGGGAAGCTATACGAACAAGGAAAGACGGAAAGTCTATACGTTTGATGTGATCGTAGAGGATCACGAGTTCGCCGGTCCGCGTCAAGATAAGCCCGCAGAAGACAAGCCGGTGGAAAAGAAGCCTGACGATGGATTTATGTCTGTTCCGGACGGTATTTCGGAAGAGCTGCCGTTTATCTGAAAAAACAATAGGGGGGTGTAAAAATGCCCTCCCCCCTCCGGAAGGTGATAAAATGATACCGTTTATTATCGGAACAATAGTAGGATTCGGCGCGGCAACAGTCTTCTGGGTCGCACTGATTATACTGAACGAGGATATGCGTTGACAGGGGAAATGTGTTTGCCATAAGATAGAATCACAAGGCATGATGCACCCATGTTCCTTTCGTGTTTTTCTCACAACGACCGGTCAGGAGAGATCCTGGCCGGTTTGTGCGTTGTTGACATAATATTTTTGTATGCGGTATAATTTATATATCTGGTTTGCTTCATTTTTCTCACTCTCTTTTCACAGCTTCAGCCGGTCATAAAAACCTCCGAGTGACCGGCTGAAAAACTTTAATAGAAAAGTATTGACATGATATACACAAGTGCAGTATAATTTATGTCAGAAAGGGGTGAGTTATCTATGAAGAAAAAAGACACTACCATCCAGATGAAGATTTCATCAGATTTGAAAGAGCGAATCCGTGCAGCCGCTGATTACAGAGGTATCTGGTCCGTAACGCAGTACATTCTGAGTGTAGTTGAACAGGACGTAAAGCAGACAGAAAAGGAAAGACGAAGGGAAGTCCTTGAATCGGCTAAAGCAACGGAAGCAATGTTAAACGAAGAATGATCCATACAAACTTTGATGTGCTTCACGAATTCCTGATCGACGGCGCGGAATTAACTGAAAACGGATATCCAAAAATAAAGGGGGGTTCAGAAATGCCCTCCCCTTATTTTTGTATAGACTTTAAGAATTCATTCCGCTTAGTAAAAGATACTCGGAAGTACAATGTAAATTTCTACATAGACGATCAGTGTTTTGAGCGGATCTGGAACACGCCTACACGATATACGGAACATCTGCAATGCTTCGGATCTCTGTGCGGTCCTGACTTCACGATAGACACACGGATGCCGAAGGTGCTTCAGCAGTACCAGAAATACCGGAGCATGGCACTGACATGGTACTGGCAAGCGATCGGCATTGATGTGATACCGACCGTATCAGTACTTGAGCCGGGAATGACATGGCAGTATGAAGGCATACCGCATAATGCGATCATAAGCGTATGCACCAACGGCAGAGTCCACAGCGAAATAGCAAGGACAGAATTCAAGGAAGCCTTCGCCGAAATGGAAGAGATCCTGACACCGGCTGCCGTGGTCCTGTACGGACGCATGCCGAAGGGATTCGAGCCGCAGTGCAATGTACTACAATTCCGGACAGCGAACATGATCCTGTCAGAAAGGGTAAAGGATGGGAAGCCGTACAGCAAAATCGACAGCTTTCGAACGTGCTGAAGCCAGAGCGTATAAGCGCCAGGTTGACCGCAAGGCAAAGTTTCAGCGTGATGTGGCAAAGGCAAAGGAAAGAGCCGGTCAGTCGGCAAAATGACCAACTCGAAGTATGGAGTTTCTGACAATTTGCCGGTAAAAAAATAAGGGGCTAAAAAGGGGTAAAACCTACCAAAATGGTAGGATTTAGCAAAAATCGAGGACAGAAATGCCTACTGATCCGGTGGGTATACATAATAGCGGTATTATGTAAACTTATGCCCTGGCAAGCGTTCTCCGGATATACCGCGCCCGCGCCCGTGTTTTATTGCGTGATATAACGCCATAATAGCCCCGCATGGCGTTTTTATCGCGTAAAGCATAGAAATATATATAAAACAGTAAAAACCGCTAAAATCAGCTAAAAACAGCGTTAAAATTGAAATGCAGAAAAAGCGCGGGTCTTGCCAGACGGAGCCCGCTCCGCGTCTGCATCACGGGAAAAGTATCATAATAACCGATATACCGCGCCAGGGCGCGAAAACAGCGGATTTTAGCGCTTGTAATGCAGTAAAGCATAATGTATCATACTGGCATAAAAACCGCTGAAATAAGCTAAAAAAGCGGATATAATAAAAAAGCGGGCTGCAGTAGCAACCCGGAAAAAAGAAAAGCGGAGCCAGACGGCCCCGCTTTTTCATTTCACAATATAATTTTTTGCATCATTCCAATAATTGATAATTGTGTTTTGCTGATCCTCCGCTGTCATATAACCCTGAAACCGTGTTATATTTCCGAACTGATCGAATAAGATCCCGGCCCCGCGTCCCGGCAGCGTCTCCGCTCCGTTGCGTTCGATAATCACGCGTGACTGCATCGCGGACGTAACACGGAATGCAATTCTTACCGGACAATTTGCCTTTACTTGTGTGTCAATTATTGTACTGTTTGCAATCTGGCTCCCGATAATAACATGAATACCGGCCGCGCGGCCCAGGCGCAAAAGATTTTTCAGAAACGGCATAATTGCCTTTTTTGCGGGGCCGTCAAGCAGCGCGGGCAATTCATCAAAAACAATAACGCGGGCCGGCAAACCGATTTTATCCGCGTCATAAATACGGCAATTCTGCATTGTTTTGTAACGCTGATCCATTATATAGCATTCTCTCCGTAACGCGGCTACAATTTCCGGTACGGTACTAACATAATTATCTGTGTGCGCTATATCTTTATACATGATATAGTCAATCTTTTTAGGATCGATAAAAATCAATTTCAATCTGGCCGGGCTATTTTTCAGCAATAAACAATTGATAATTGTTTGAATGCAGACGCTTTTCCCGCTGCCAGTCGTACCGGCTATTATAACGTGCGGCGCGGTTTTTAATTTCAGCGCAACCGGCCCCGCGCTATTTTCTCCAATTATGGATGTCAAGGGTTCGCCTCCGTTGTACCGGAACGCAGCGGATAATCCGCCGCGTTCAATTTCTGCATTCCGCCAGGGAACCCGATATTTTACAATTCTATTTTTCATCCCGATAAACCTCCAAAAATTCACAATAACCGGTTGAATTCTTATTGTAAAAATCAGACTCATAAACCGGGATCATATACCGGAAAAGTGTTACATTTCCCTCCGTGTATTTTTCATTATCTAACAACCGGGCCGGGACCGCCGCGCCCTTTTCAATACATTCAATAAATGTTTCATACCATGTTTTATTAAAAAACCGGGTGTTCGCTCCGCGCTTTTTCAGCGCTGTTTTCACTTCCATATACGGGAGAACCGGGATCTTGGTCCGGGATGCAAACCGGGAGCCAAAAAAGAAATATATATCTGTTTTTGATACATTTACTTTTTCAAAACATTTCTCCGATAATAACGGGAAATATTTTTTCTTTCCGTCTCTGTATAGATTGCATCTTGTATAGTTGTTTCTCCGGTTGTCCAGTCGTAAAGATCTGGCGTTACTGTTTTGTAATATTCCATTGTTGCGCCTCCTTTTTTTGTGTGAATTGTGATTGTAATTTATTGTTTCAGTAAAGCGCCCCGCGCCCGCGGGGCGCTATTCTCAAACAATAAACCGATTATAGCCAGGCGTATATATTTTTTTCTGCAATATTTTTCAGCCCCGCCAGTGTACTTCCATAATAACCGGTACAACGATAATAATAATCATAATCACGCGGCCCGTCATAAATCCGGATCAATAATTGATATTTCAACCCTTTTTCATACTCATTTTTGCGGGGCCTATAATCTGCAATTGTAAAATGTATATTATGTATTGAAAAATCACGTTTCATTTTTACGCCTCCTTTTTTATTCCGATATATAACCCGCCACAAACAACCGCTATAAATATCATTATCATAATTATCATTTACTCCGCCTCCTTTTTAATATCCCGGGAAATAATTCTGCATATAATCGCGGAGCTTGTATGCCGTATGATCAGATACCTTTTTACTCATATTATCCCAGGCGGTATCAATTGCGTTTTTGAATTTACTAAAAACAGTATCAATAGCGGCCAGATCCTTTTTATATTCCGTTGCTGCATCACGAAAATATTTAATACGTTCCTGGATCTTGTTTTCAATTTCATCTGCATTCAAAAAATAATAGGGTGTAAGTCCCGGCTCTTTTATGATCCGCGTTTCATCCTCCGGATAATCCTTTTTTGTGTACGCGGACAACGTGACGGAGGATCTTATTTCATCGGAAATATAACCCTGGAGACTGCTCCATTTACATACGCGGATAATTTTTTCTTTTGTGTGAAAAAAATATTGATTATCAGAGAAAGAACAACCGCTGAAATTTTTTGAAATAACGGAAAAATCTTTTCCGTCTTTTTTCCGGTTGCGTGTAACCGCGCTCCACGCGTCCGCCAGGACCGCGCAACGGTCCAGGTCTTTTTCTAATTCTTTTTTGATTGTGTCAAGGCTTTTCATGTTTTTTTCTCCTTTTCTTGTGTTTTTGATAATTGATTATTGTTTCATGCAGCCGCCAGAAATTTCTGGCGGTAAAATCAAACAACAAACAGATCAGCTTGCTATATAACAATTTCCGATTGCAACGGTATGATTTGCACAACCGGCAGATATCGGGAGAACAATGGCCTCCGTTGTTTCATTTCTCATATAAAGCGGGTTGTTATACCAGTCGCGCGCGGTTTTTTCGCTCCTGGCCTCCGTTGCGCCCGTTGCTACAATTGCGTCATAAAGATAATCAGCATTTACAAAACATTCCTCCGCCAGGCGGTAAACAACCGTTGCATTGCGTCTCCCGGTTTTTGTTATTTTAATCATAGATTTTAACTCAGATGCAGACGGGAGCGGGATGCAGTCACTATAAAGCGCGCTTTTTTCAATAACCGGATCAACGTCAAACCGGTTTATTGCATCTGGCGCGGGTTTGAGTGCAACGGGCTCCGTTGTTCTTATAACCCGGTAACCGTCACAAACCGCGGTAAATCCTTTTTTAGTATTCCAGGCCCCATGAAAAGCGTTGCTCCCGGTTTGCATTGCAGACTTTATAACGCGCTTCATTGCTTTTCCGATACCGTCACGGCCCGCGGCTTTATTTTCTTTTTCACGAATACACTGTTTTACATAATCAATTGTGTTTTCCAGATCCGCCACATAGTATACAGGAGCCGCCTCCTGGCGGTATACTTTCCTGGCGTTCTCCAGGGTTGCTAAAATCTTTTCTGCATTCATCATTGTTGTAAATCCTCCTTTTTTGGGTTGTGTTTGTGATGTGAAATAAAGTAGTGACTTAATCACTACAATTACAATATCAAAACATCACTATAAAGTCAATACCCTTTTTAAAAAAAGATGTATCTTTTTTTGCGGGCCTTGTTTGCTTTATAATAGTTAACATAAGTAAAGTATGATCAAACCGGAATATAAAGAGGATCGCAAAACAGATAACAATGATAGAATTGATTAACCCAAAAGAGTTTGCCCGCGTATTACGGGAAAAGACAAGGCAAGCAATATTAGATTATACAGAATTGGAAATGATACCGCGCCCAGATAATGAAAATATCAAACTATTAACACGGCCCGCATTTTTTCGCGGATTATTAAATTATATTTCAATCCGGATATTTTGCCCGCCAGGAAAACAGTCTGAAATGAAAAATGCGGAGCCCTGGCAATTACTTGCTGCCTGGCGTGAATATTGCGATTTATGTGCAAATTTCGGCCATGCGCCTATATTAGAATTGTTTTGTAATTGTATCGGGATTAATAGTCAAAATATACGTCGATGGTCCGCGGGATCGCGTCGTATTTATAGCAGCTCCGAAAATAACGATAATAATCCCGATTATAAAGAGTGTGCCAATATAATTCTATCTGAAATAAAAGGAATATATAAAGATAAAATAGTAAACGAAAACAATTATAATACTGTTTTCCTTTTGAAAAATGAATACAACTATTCTGATAATAATGTAATTACTATAGCAGCAAAAGAGACGGAAAGCCCCGCCGAAATCGTAAAAAAGCATACTGGCTTATTATCTGTAAATGATAATGATTAAACACGGAAATAAACGATTTACGGCCTTTATATTACAATAATATAGATTTATATGGCATGCCAGGAAATAAAGCTGTATATGAAACAATAACAGCGCCCATAAGGAAAACAGAAAAGATATAGGCGGGGGAAATAATAAAATAATTTAAGCATGCCAGGCAAGCGGAAATACCCCCGGGGGGTATATTTTCCCTGGCTCCGGTAATGTTTAAGAGATCCGCAAGGCATAACAGAATAACAGCTTGCCAGGCTTGCGAGATCCGCAAGGCATCCGGAAAGCATGCTGCTATTACTAAACAAAATAACGGTTTAGTATAGTACACTGGCATATCGGCCCCGCATCCCGCCCGCGGTCCGCGCACAACTGGCAACTAACACGGGGGCGGGGGTTTGATCCGCGGTTGAATTTTGGCGGGAATCATCCCCTCAAGCACTCAAATAAAAATAAAATGTCCGACATTTTCATTAAGTACGGCATTCATGCTGATTACAGAAATTATTTCAGTACTCACTGGTTTGTCCGACAAATTTCCATAATTTTTCCATAACCACACTGACCGAAAACGAAATAGAAAATAGTCGCGAGGCCGACACAAGGGAGAAGCAAATACACAAGTTCGCCCGAGTTAAGGGCGAACCCACATAAATCAATAGGGAATATATTATTATTAAAGTACGGGAAGGTTAATAATAATAGATTCCTTATTGAGAGCAATAGAATGTTAAGAAAGTAGTTATATATAATATATATAATATTAAGTGTATTAAAACAGCATATTCATTATGAATTATTAAATTAAAAAGGGGAAGGGAATGAAGGAGAAGGAAGTAAAGATAAGCATACGGATAAGCAATGTTATGTATGAATGGATAAGGAAGGAATGCGAGAAGGGGAAGAAGACGGTAAGTGAAGCGGTAAGGGCATGTATAGAGAAAGGAATGGAAAGATGAACGTAAGTGTATTCACGGGATATTTAATGTCTGATCCTATATACGTGGTATCTGACAAGGGAACGGAGTATGTCAGGGTGAATGTGAACTCACCGAGGTACGTACCTACGTTAAAGAAGAGTGTAGTGAACATGATCGCGTGTACGGCATTCGGTGTAATAGCGAACTTCATCCATAACAAGTTCAAGAAGGACGACAAGGTTGAGGTAGTAGGTTACAGCCAGGGCCATTACTACATTGATTCTGTCGGGAAAAAGGTACTGATGAACAATATCGTAATAGAGAAGATCGGGTTTGCGGAGCGGAAGGAAGTCATTGAGAACGGTGTAGAGCGGAATGAAGGATATGAGGTAGTACCGGAGGATGTTTCGCAATGACAGAGGGGAGCATTGAATGGTTTGAGCATGTCATTGACGGCATAGAGGGTGAAGGGCTGTCGTTTGGCAACAGGAACGATATTTTGAGTCTGCTGCTTGCCATGAAAGAGGAATACCCGTTTGAGGATAACGAGGGTGTAAGGGAATACTGTTTAGGCAAGTCAGTAAAGATGCACGAGGTTACGAATAAGATATGCGCCGAGGAAGGCAACTGGCACGAGGACGAGCTGTACTGGAAGTATCTGCTGTTCGAGGCACCGGAACTGTTCGAATCCTATTGTTTATACATGGAAAAGGATAGAAGGGAAAAGAAACGGTTCTATCTGCCGAGAAGGAAGACTTTGAAGGTAGTAGCTGACGATTTGCAGGATCTGGAAGACGGCTTACTTGATTTTCTGGGTATCAGTCTTCCCCCGCGAGTAGGGAAAAGCACGATCTGTATCTTCTTTTTATCATGGGTAATGGGAAAACGTCCGACAAGCCATAACGGTATGGCGGGGCATTCGGGATATCTGGCAGACGGCTTCCATAACGAGGTACTGTCCCTGATAGAATCGAAGGACTATCATTTTGACGAGATATTTCCCGGCGTGGGAGTAAGGAAGAAGAGCGCGGAAAAGAACGAGATCCACCTTACGGAGAATGACAGATTCGCCACATTGACATGCCGAGGCATAGACGGCACATGGACGGGCGCGGTGGATATCAGTCCTGACGGCTATCTGTACGTGGATGATTTGATAAGGGATCGTACCGAGTCATTATCGCCGATTAGATTAGAGAACCGGTATCAGGACTATCTTAACGTACTGGTAGACCGTAAGAATGACGGTTCGCGTGAACTGATGGTCGGCACACGATGGAACGTACTGGACCCGATGGGAAGGGTAGAGACTGACAACACGAACAATCCTCGGTACAGGTTCCGGAAGATACCGGCGCTTGACGAGAACGGCGAGAGCAATTTCAAGTACATGTACAACGGCTTCGGCACGAAGTATTTCGAGGGTGTAAAGGCAAGGCTCGACCCTAATGAATGGATGGCGAAGTATCAGCAGCAGCCGTTCGTAAGGGAAGGACTGCTGTTCCCGCCTGACGAGTTAAGATACTACAACGGTGTGCTTCCGGAAGGCGATTCAAGGGTGGTTTCCGCATGTGACGTAGCATGGGGCGGCGGTGATTCCCTGTCCATGCCGATCGGGAGACAGTACGAGAACGGCGATGTGTACATCTTTGATTGGGTCTTCAATAAAGGCGTAAAGGAAGTCACTATCCCGTTGGTGGCGGGCAAGATCATCGGCAACGAGATCACGGAGATAAACTTCGAGGCGAACAACGGCGGTGACATGTACAGGAAATACATAGACGAGAAATTGTCCGACAGCGGGTATCTGTGTTCGTGTTCCGCTACCGGAGCGCCGGGGAACATGGAAAAAATGACAAAGATCATTGCGGCAAGCGGTGATATCAAGAGGCGGTGCGTGTTCCTGTCACCGGAACTGATGCCGAGGGAGTACAAACAGGCATTTGAGGAGCTTATCATGTTCGTACAGCTTGGCAAGAATGAGCATGACGATGCGCCTGACGGCCTCACGCAGCTTCTCCGGTACATTGACCGTGATGTGCATCCTAAATGTGTTATCATCAGGAATCCTTTCGGGGTATAGGGGAGAAAATGAGCATAACGATAAACGAATTAAAGAGTTACATGTCGCTCTGTGCGGAACAGACCGAGATAGAGAACAGGATCTCAAGGCTTGAACAGCGCATCTACAAGCTGAACAAGAGGCTTTTGGAGATCGAGAACAACGAAGTGGTAAAGGACAGGGTCTATGGCGGCTATGGCGGGAACCAGGGCTTTAATATCGAGGGTGTTCCCATTGCCGAGTACTCAAGGAAGCGCACATTGCTTCTTATAGATAAGGAAAGTCTGGAATACCAGAAACAGGCACTCAGCCAGTGCAGTGTCAAGGTGACACAGCAGAAGACCGGCGTAGAGCGGTTTTTATTGACGATAGACGATTCCGAGATCCGCAGGATCATCAGGCTTCGTTTTATTGACAAAAAGGCATGGGACGAGGTGGCATTTGCGTTAGATACCACACCTGACGCGGCACGGAAGCAGTTCGAGCGGTGGTTCGCAAGGGCAACAGGCGAAGACAGCGGGAAAAAAGACGAAAAAAGGCATAAAAAGTGAATATTTATGTAAACATATGCATAAAATCCCCACAGTCCTGTATGTCCGACAAAATTTAAGTAAAATGTACAATGGATAGTTATGGAAAGCGCCGATTACCGGCGCTTTTTTATTTATATTCAAAGGAAACCGTTATGAACAACAGTGAACAGACGATAGCATTCGGCAGAAAAAGGATATATACGGACGAATTCCACGTAGATGAGCGGAACGTGATACAGGTCCTGACGCAGTGTCTCCCGTATCATACGCAGAACATGTCCGACATGCAGTTCTTAATGAACTACGAGCGCGGTCTTCAGCCTCTGAAAAGGGATAAAAAGGTGCGTTCCGACATTGATGTGCGTGTTGTGGACAATCTCGCTGCGGAGATCGTGGATTTTAAGGTATCGTATGACTTCTGCAATCCCATCACCTACATCCAGAGGGGCGATAAGGATCTCGACAACGGCGATCCGAAGCTGAATGACGCGGGCATCACCATCCTTAATGAAATGTTGGAAGACGAATACGCGTCCGCAAAGGATCAGCAGATGGCAAGGGATATGGAGATCACCGGCCTTGGCTATCAGATGATCGACATTAAGCGCGATTATGAAGGCGGTTCCGTCTTTGACCTTGTCACGATCGATCCCCGCTACGCATTCATCGTATATGATTCGTCCGTCTTCCAGAGGCCCGTAATGGGTGTCGTATTCCGGTCACTGGACAACGGCACTACATACTACACATGCTTCACGGATGAAATGCGGTACGAGGTAATGAACCTTCAGACCATCGTGAACGGTGAAAAGAAGGAAGAATGGTCGTTCGGGAACCGGAGCGGTGAGCGGAACCCGATAGGGAAGATACCGCTTGTCGAATATGAACGTTCTCCTGACCGCATGGGCGCGTTTGAGAGGCAGATATCCGATATGGACGCGCTGAACATCCTTGTGTCCGACATGGTCAATTCCTTCGCACAGGAAACACAGGCGATCTGGTGGGGCAATGACTTCGATTTCCCGGTGGACGAGAACGGCAACCCACAGGCACCCGTATCAGGGCAGTGGATCGTGACATACTCCGGTGAAGGCAAGAAGCCGTCCATAGCGCCTCTTACCATCACACCGGCTTATGAGGGTGTTCTTTCCAATATCAATTACAGACGGACGATCATCAAACAGAAATGCGCCGTACCACAGCAGAGTGAGCCTGGCGGCGGTTCGACAGGGTCTGCCATGAGCATGTCAAGCGGATGGCAGAATGCAGAGATCGCAGCTGCGAAGGAAGCGCAGATGGTACGCAAGGGCAAGATGGCGCTTCTGGACCTGATGCTCCGTGCGGTCAGCAAATCACCGTACATAGACGAAGAGAATCCGATCCTCACGCTGCGGAAGTCGGACGTTATGCCGTCCATCGTCAGGAACCGGACATACGACCTTGCGACAAAGAGCAACACGTTCGCTACATGGGTATCTCACGGCATCCATCCGAGGCATGCGTTACAGCAAGTCGAGGCATTCCCTGACACGAACCTTGTCTATGAAGATTCGATACCGTATCTGGACAAGTATTACGAGGCGAACTTTCCGGAAGAAGGCAAGCGCACTCAGCCTGACGAGTCAGACCAGATACAGAACAGTCCGATCATAGACGGCATGAACACGGAAGGGGAAGAGGATGGTACGGTTTGATGAACTGAATCAGTTAGGCGGCGAAACGTATGAAGAATATTACGATGTGATGGCGATCCCTGACGGCGCAAAGAAGAAAAGGAAGGAACTGGCAGAGAAACTTGACGATGATTTCCTGTACTTCCTTGACCTTCTGATGCTGTTCAGAGCGATGGAGATATCGTATGAGACATTCCGTGACGCGGTAACCGAGGAATACACACAGGCGATAGACGGTATAGAAACATCGCCGTATTTCGAGGACCACATTTCAGAGTTCGCAAAGAACCTGGCTGATTCAAAGGAAGATGATTATTCGGTCGAACGTGCCGTGAACATGGCAAAGAACGAGGCGAATGCCGTATGGAACGATGCCGAGTTCTGGGAAGCCGTGATGGACGGCAAAAAGACAAAGATATGGCGCACTATGTTGGATAACAGGGTGCGCGAGACACATGCGGAAATGGAAGGCGTGGAACTGCCTATATCCGAGCCGTTTGATGTGAACGGTTCCCGCATGATGTTCCCTAAAGATACGTCACTTGGGGCATCTGCCGAAGAGATAGTCGGGTGCAGATGCTCTTTAAGTTACGCATAAATAATCGGACAGAGAAGTCCTTAAAACGCATAGCAACGGACAGAGAAGTCCTAAAAACGCATCAACAACAAAGGCAGAGAAGCCTAAAACCACAAGGAAAGGATGGATAACACTATGGCAGAGGAAAAAGAAAAACAGGCAGTCGAAGAAGTTAAGGAAGAAACTGTTGGGGAACAGGATGTGGAAACGCGTCTGCAACAGTTGATGGTCGAGAACGCCAAACTGAAGAAGGCATTCGACAAGACCGCATCGGAAGCGGCAGAGTACAAAAAGAAATACAATGCTACGCTTTCGGAGAAGGAACAGGCAGATCAGCAGAAAGCCGAGAAAGAGGCAGAGAGGGAAGCCAAATTCGAGGAACTGCTTCGCGAGAACACGATCAACCGTAACGAGAAGAACTACCTGGCACTGGGTTATTCACCCGACCTTGCCGCGAAGGCAGCAGTAGCACAGGCCGACAATGATTTTGACGAACTGTACAAACTGCAACAGGAATTCGTATCAGCAAAGCTGAAAGCACAGGAAGCCGAATGGATCAGGAACCGTCCGGAAGTCTTTGCCGGTGGCAAGGAAGAAGAAGCGGAAGATCCGTTCCTGTCAGGCTTCAAATCTGCGCTGAAGCACAGATAATAATCAAACTATGTAAAGGAGTATAAGCAAATGGCACTTGGAAACAACTATGCTGTAAAATACAGCTCCCTTGTTGACGAAGCATTCTCTCTCGCATCCCTGACACAGTCCATCGTAAACAACGATTATGACTGGGTAGGCGTACAGACCGTAGAAGTATATGATATCCCGACAGTCAGCCTGTCGAACTACACCATGTCCGGTACTGCCCGTTTTGGCACACCGTCCGAGCTTCAGAACGATGTACAGGCACTGACGATCAGCCAGGACAAGGCATTCGCATTCACGATCGACCGCAAACAGGCAGACGATACCATGATGGCTATGAATGCCGGTCGCGCCCTCGCAAGAGAGGTTGAGCAGGTAATCGTTCCTACCATTGATAAATATCGTATCGCGGCTCTGGTAGCGGCGGCTACCAATGTTCCGACAGCGGCGGCGATCACATCAAGCAATGCGTTCGCAGAGTTCCTTAAAGTACAGGAGATGCTCGATGAGGATCTTGTACCGGCACAGGGCCGTATCTGCCTTGCAAGCCCCGCATTCATCAATGCAATCAAACAGGATTCTTCCTTCACATGCAGAGGCGATCTTGCACAGACGAACCTTATCACAGGCCAGTACGGCGAGATTGACGGTGTTCCGGTACTCAAGGCCCCGTCAAGCTATCTGACAAGCACCGTAGACTTCATCATCACCCATCCCGCGGCTATGGTATCTCCGGTCAAACTGGAAGAGTACACCACATTCGACAATCCTCCGGGAATCAGCGGTTATCTCGTACAGGGCAGAATCCGCTATGACGCATTCGTCCTGAAGAAAAAGGTTGACGCAGTCGGCGTACATAAGAATGCCTGATAGATCACAGGAGTAAAGGGGTGGCAGTGATGAAACAGCTTATGACTAAGGATGGTCTGTTTTTCACTGTCGAGTCCGATATACAGCATGACGCATTCCTCGCGGGCGGTTGGTCTGATGTTAAGGAACAGCCGTCCGCTAAAGCGTCTGTTAAGGACGAGGCAGAAAAGACAGCACCGAAGAAAACAGCGAAGAAGAAACAGTGAGGTTGAGGCGCTATGGTAACGCTTGGGAGCATTACGGATATCAGCACAAAAAAACAGGAATTATTCGAGATCCTTGTTTCATACGCGGCAGAGGACTATGACAGTTCACAGGCGGCTTACCTTATGGCGCTTATCAACGGAGCGATCAATGAGATATGCCGTGAACTGCGAAGGACAGACTTTGAGGACGGGGAGGCAAGGGACGCATTCATCGAATATGTACTGAGCAAGTATGACGATGTAATACTGAAGATTGCCGAATATCATTACGATAAACAGGGCAAACAGGGTGTCCTGTCATGGACAGAGAGCGGCGCACAGGCAAGCTATGAATGTGCCGGTACGCCCAAATCACTGTTTGTCGGTATCTATCCTACGGCAGCTATTGTATAGACGGAGTGTACGCGCCGCACAGGCTTTCCCCCTTTCCAGTGTGGCGTTGGGAGTGCTGATGCAAAAGGTGGGTTAAGCACACTATACGGCAAGGCGGTGTTTATGAGAAGTATCAGAAAAGACCAACAGGATATATGGTTCGCGGAAGTGACAGAGTCAGTACCGCAGAACGCTATTGATACGGTGTTCACTTATTCTAAACCGGAAAGACACCGCTTCACGATCTCAAACGAGGGTGGAATCCCTCTGGAAATGGGAATGGGCATCGTTCCGAGGTATGAGCGTTATATTACATCCTACTCTGGTGAAGGTAGATGGAGTTAAAAATAGACCTTCTGCATGACAGCGGAAGCGCACTAACACAGCTTGATAACTACATCAAGGGCATAGACCAGAAGGCAAATCTTTTTGTGGAAAAGATGGGCGCTGAAGGCGTAACCATACTACGTGCTGAAATGTCAGCCGTTCCGCAAGGATTCCATGAAAAAGCCGGTAACTGGAATGTTCCTGATGCAGTTGTTTCTACCGAAGTCGGTCGGTACGCTACCACAATAACGGTATCAGGCGATAAGGTAATGTTTGTCGAGTTTTCCGCGGGCATCACTTACGGCGATGCTCCCGGCAGTTATCCGCTTGAAGCCGGTAAAGAATACGGCTACGGCACATATCCTGGCAAGGGACAGGGTTTAAAGCCGATGTGGCGGTATTACAACAAGAGCATAAGCAAAACGGTCGTAACGCATGGCACACCGTCATACAAGCCGGTCTATCACACTATTGAACAGTTGCGCCAGAGAATGACGGCGGTCGCAAGGGAGGTATTCACAGCACTGCTGTCCAAATCAGGGCAGACATGGGATATTCAAGGCAATGAATGTTCACTGTCCATCAGCTTTCAGTCAGAGTCCTACGCAAGCGGTCCTAATGCGATATCTGACGCATACGCACTGGACGATGTTACCCGCCAGGTAATGGCAAGCATGGGATTCCGGATGGTCTTCTCAGAGATCGTCAGGAATGCCGAAACATCTATCAAACGAGTCGTATCACGATTCACACGTACATACACGGGGAACTTCCTACCATAATCCCCCGTAATAAATCTTCGTTAAAAAAGCCGTATTCCCCATGCGGCTTTTTTGTTTTTTCCCTCAAATATTTGAAAAGGAGAAATTAAAATGCCAGTTACATCAACAATTGCAGGATGCAGTACTCTTGGAATTAAAGTTGGCTATGCAGTTGAAGCCACTGCGGGAACAAAACCGGATGCATTCATCTGGCTTCCCCGCTGCACAAGCATCGGCGATATCCCGCTCGATCTGGAGGATCTTGACGCATCCGCTATCGAGGACAGAATCACGCGCTATGTAGAAGGCAGACAGGACACCGGCGGTGACTGGACGCTTACGTTCAACCTTACTTCCGAAACCAAAACCGGCCTCAAGACCATGCTTACAGCATCCGCTACGGCGAAGGCTTCCGGTCTTGCGACATGGTTCACCATTTGGGACCCGAATGACACAGATGCCATCTTTCTTACCGGCAGAGTCGGTTCCAAAATCCCGCTTTCGGCGATCTCCGGTAACGAGGTTCGGACAGTTGACATCAATATCACGATTGATGATTACAAGGAGTTCGATACCGCAATCGAACCGGCATAACGCGTCAGCAGTAAACCGTACATTAAAGGAAAGGGGAACTAAATCTTATGTATAAAGTTATTACTATCAACAACAAGGATTACAAACTGGAATATTCTATCGAGGCATCTTTGTACTCTGACTGCGCCGAGAGCATCATCACACTGATGGACGGCATGTCAAACAAGAAGGACACTGCGGAAGTCGTGCATAACGTACTGAACATTCCTGACGTAGCACTGACACTGTTCTATGCCGGTCTGATCGAGCATCACGGCGCTGACGGTGACGGAACCGTTACATCGAAGGCATCCGCAAAGAACCTTATCAAGATGTATTTGTCAGAGCATAAGGGCGAGGACAGCGCTGACTTCTGGGGAATCTTGAACATGTGCATCGACCAGATGGCAGAAGACGGTTTTTTCAAACTGATCGGACTGGAAACGATGCTGAACAGTCCGAAAAAAGCACCGAAAGTGCCGATGGACCACAAAAGTCCTACAAAGAAGTAATCCTTGGTGATCTTTTGAAATCCGCTCTCCGGTGTGGCATGACAAAGCAACAGTACATGCACTCCACGCCTAAAGATGTACGGATGCACATAGAGATATACACAGAGAAGCTGAAGTACGAAAGCCAGGTGGTGGAATATTCCGCATGGCTGAACGGCTTATATGTGCTTCGTGCGATCGGGAACGCATTCTCGAAGAAATCAAAATATCCGAAGAAACCGTTCTTGCATGATTCTGAGGAAGAACAGGAAGAACAGCTTATTTTTGATGATTCCCGGGAATATACGGAAGAAGAGATGGCAGAACAGCGCGAGAAGCTGATGGCTAATCTCCGGAGCAAACTGCGGAGAAGCGGAAAAAAGAAGATGGATTAAGGTGGAGGATTGTGCATGGCTGATGTAACGCTTGACAATCTGAATATAGAAGTAACAGCTAATACAGGCCGTGCCACGCAGAACTTACGCAGATTAAGGGAATCGCTTGAGAAGATTTCCGGAGCTGTCGATCTCAAAGGCATATCTGCAATGGGTTCTGTGTTACGAAGCCTGTCTGCCTCATTACAGGGCTTTAATAACGCCACAACAGCCGGTGCGAACATCGCAAAGGTAGCAACAGGGCTGAAGCGTCTGGAAGGCATATCTGCGGAGAATATCCGCAATGTAGCGGGTGCTATCCGTGAATACGGTGCGGCATTAAGTACCGTACCGCAGACCACGATTCCGACACTGCCACGAATGTCTGCGGCTTCCGGTGGGACAACGGCAGATGCTACTGCGGGCGGTGCAACTGCTACACCCGGCGGTGAACCGGATGCCGTTCAGCAAACCACCGAGGCGATGGAAGAGTATGACGAAACCCTTCGTCAGACTGCGGCAGATGAGAGTAATGTCAGGGCAAGGGCGTTTGACATGAACAATGCGCTGAAGCGTGTTGAAGCTGTCGCAAACCTTGTAACACAGGCGATTGAAAAACTTGGCGCAGCTGCAAGGGCGGCGTTTGATAAATTCAAAACTGCCATTCAGCCGGTAACAGACAAGATCCGTGGGATGTTGCCGAACATCGTAGGCTTGGGCAAGGCTACAAAGTCAACTGGCAAAAGCACACAGGATTTCGGCAAGGCGTTAAAGACTAATCTTTGGACGGTCATTAAATACACGTTCGGTGTACGGTCACTGTTCGTCCTTTTCAGACGGCTGAGAAGGGCAGTCAAGGACGCATTCGATAATCTTGTCCAGTACAGTGCTTCGGCAAATCAGGCGATCTCTGCAATGAGCAGTTCGCTTGGCGCGTTGAAGAATTCACTTGCGGTCGCATTCACGCCTATTGTGGAAGCAATCGCACCGGCTATCGTATATCTGCTTGACTTACTGACGGCGGCGTTCAATGCCATCGGACGGTTCATGGCAGCGCTGACGGGCAAAGGCTTTGCGGTACAGGCAGTCAAAGTCCAGAAGGACTATGCGGCTTCCCTTGGTGACACCGCCGGTGGTGCCAATGATGCGGCGAAGGCAGTTGACAATCTCGCAGATTCACTCTCCGTACTCGGTTTCGATGAATTAAATCAGCTTGACGCTGACAAGACAAAGGACTACGGCGGCGGTGGCGGCGGGGGTGGCGGTGGCAATGCCGGTGACGGTGTTGACATTAGTGAATACTTTACGACCGTCAGCCTTGGTGATGCCGTATCGGAATTCGGTAGGAAGATCCGCGAAGCATTCCTCGCCCATGATTGGGAGGGGCTTGGCCAGGTAATCGCCGACAAGATGAACGAACTGAACCAGTTCATCTACGACCATATCAATTGGGAAGTGGTCGGCGGTGCTATCACGGAAGTAGTCAATGCCGTAACTACCACATTCAATTCATGGGTAGATAACTTCGATTGGGATCTCTTGGGCCATACCATAGGCGCGGGATTCCAGACAGCGTTCAACACGGCATATCTGTTCATCACGGGCATTGACTGGAAAGCCCTTGGTTCCGGTATCGCTACGACCGTAAACGGCTTCATGGATGAAGTTGACTTCAAGCAGATCGGTCGTACCATTGGCGCGGGCTTGATGATCGTATGGGATTACCTAAACGGTTTTGTCCATACAATTCATTGGGGTCAGCTTGGGAGAAGCATTGCTGATGCCATTACAGGCTTCTTTGAAGAATACAGCTTCAGCGACATTGCCGATACCATTGCTACGTTCTTTAATGGTCTGTTTCAGGCCCTTTGGAACTTTGCCATTACGCTTGACTGGTTTGCAATCGCCCAGAACATCGTAGACGGTATTAACACCTTTATTGAAAAGTTCGAGTGGGAAGCAAACGGTCAGCGGTTATGGACATTTATCCAGAAACTGCTTGGGGCGCTGATTAAAGTCGTACAGGAAACTGACTGGTACGGTTTAGCATACGGCATCGGCGAAATGCTTAATCAGGTAGATTGGGGCGCGGTCCTTGCGGGAGTTGCCTATACTATCCTTCATGTACTCGGCGAACTCATAAAAGGCTTATGGGATTCCGGTGGCGTAGGTAAGGCAATCGTTGCCGGTATAGCGATCTGGTTCACCGCTACCAAACTAATGCCGATTGCAAACGCAATATCAAAGGCATTTACGAACCAGAGCATTTACTCTATCATCGCAAAAGGCGTTATCGTTCTCTTCCGAAAGATTTTCGCTTCCAAAGCAATGGGCGAGGCTGTCGGCGAAGGCATGTCAAGCGCGATAGGAAGTGCGGGCGGCTCCGCAGTTGGAAAAGGCGTTGGAGATGCTACAGGTGGAGCAATAGGCGGTGCTACAGGTGGAGCAATAACAGGTGGCGCTACTGCAGGAGGCGCAAGTGCGCTCGGACTTGCCGCAGTTGGCGTGGCCGCGGCTGCGGCAACGATATGGGCGGGGAGTGAAGTAACAGAGGCCAGTATGGCTTCTATTGAAGATTCGACCCAATACGTAGCGAACAGCGGCATTGCTTTCCTTGATGAAGCCCTTGGCGTTTTGGGAGCAACAAGCGAAGAAAGCGCCGGTAAGGTTGATAGGGCAAGGAAACAGATAGCGAAGCTTACACCTGTCACGGAACAAGGATGGTATTCCGCAGACCAGATCGTAAAAATCCTTGAAAAAGAAGGCATCCAGTACAATGCGCTTTCAAACAGTGTAAAATACACAGGAAAAAGCCTGGATCGCTTCAGCGGCGATACAGATAATGCTTCGACGAGTTTGCAAAATATTGGCGATAAAATGATCGTCTTTGAGGCAAAAACATACGGAGTGAACCACGCCGCAAGCGAGGCAAAATCCACGCTTGCCAACCTTAACACACAATTAGAAAACCTTCACCAAAGCGGCACTATAACAGACAGCCAGTTCTTTAACCTGACAGATTCCATAGAATCAATGCGTCAGAAAGGAATTCCTGCTCAAAAAATACTGGAAAGCATTTCAAAAACACTTCTTGACGCAGGCATTACCGCAGACGTTCTGAATAATAAGGTTGAAGAAACAACATACCATGTAGAGGCCGGATCTCACTACGTTGCTGAAGCTATTGACAAGATGGCTCACGATGCGGCAGAGGCGGCAAGAACAAGAGCGGAAAGCATCAGCACTTCGGTTGGCACGATGGCAGAGTCAATCAGGGTGGCTGCACAGAAATCGGTTGCTTCGTTTGGCGATTTTGAAGTCGGCGCTGAAACAACACTTGGTGACTTAACAGGCCAGTTGACAAGCAGCATCGAGTCTTTCCAGAATTGGGAAAAGAATCTTACTGCAATTGCTGAGTACGGTGCTGACGGTGTCCATACTGCTATTGACGAAGGCGTTTTACAGGAACTGGCAAGGCTCGGTCCGGAAGGCGCGGCCTATGTTCAGATGTTCGCTGATGCGGTCAATGCAAAGGACGATGAAGCAATCGCCGCATTCAACGATGCTTGGCGTACCAAACTGGATCTTGAAGGCGGTCTTGATTCTGCGGGCAGTAAGTTGTTAAGCGCAACTGCTACACTTGCGGGCAAACAGTACGATGCTTCACTGGAAGTCGGCTCCAATTCTTCCAAAGGTATTTCGGACGGTTTCAACACAAACAAGAAGGAATTCATTGATTCCGCGTACAACCTGGCTAACGAAGGCCATGAGGCATACGCACTTGCAGACCAACAGCATTCACCGTCAGCCTTCTGGGCAATGATGGGCGGGAATGACGTTATCGGTCTTGCGAACGGCATGCGTGAGAAGGCGGGTGTTCTGCGGACGCAGATTACTAATCTTGTCCTAATAGCGCACTCTACACTCACAAAACAGTCGAAACGCTTCAAGGATTTCGGCGGTGAAATGGCAAGCACGATTACAAGCGGGCTTAATTCCAAAAAGGGTCTGCTTGGAAGTGCGATGGATTCCATCTTGCAGACGATGTACTCAAAAATCACGGGCTTTGTATCGCGATTCCGTCAGGCAATGGACAATCTTGCGGGCCGCATGATAGATGCGCTTCGTGCAAAGCAGACTACATTCGCAAGCACTATGCAGTCTATCATCACGGCGATGCAGAACAAGATCGTCAATTCTGCGGGAACATTCCGTCAGCTTGGTTCGCAGATAGGGACATATATCGCAAGCGGCATAGGAACCGGCGGTGCCGTAATCAATGCCATATCGAATATGATCTCCGGAGTGTCAGGGCTGTACAGTTCCATGTACAATGCCGGTGTATATCTGGCGGGTGCTTTTTCAAAGGCATTTCAAGATACGCACATCCCCATCCCGCACTTGTATATCAAGGGTGACAAGGCAATGACACAGGGCAACTACTCGTACCTTGTGCCACAGTGGGATGTGAACTGGTACGCAAGAGGTGGCCTGTTCACTAATGCTTCCATGATAGGCGTAGGTGAGCGCGGAAATGAAGCGGTCCTTCCTTTGGAAGACGCAAGGGCAATGCAGAACATTGCAAGCGCGATCCTGTCAGGAATGGACAGTGCCTCGATGAACGGTTCCGCAATGGAAGCGGCTGTCGAGCGTGGCATGGTTTCCGCGCTGATGCGTAATACCGGCAATAATCAGGCACCGACATTCAACGTAGTCGTTAAGACGCAGAACGATGAGGTGCTTGCAAGAGCGGTAACAAGAGGGCAGAAAAAACTGGATTACAGATTCAATCCGGTGGCACAGTATTAACTAAGAAGGGGCGTATCGCAAGGTACGTCCCTTTTTCTATATATGAGGTATTAGCATGCTGACTGATACATTTTCGCTAAAGGTAAACGGTGTAGAAATGCCTTGCCCGTCTTCCTTCCAGTTTGGCGTGATGGACGTATCTGCTGCCGAGTCCGGTCGAACGTCCGATGCTATCATGCACAAGAACAGGGTAGCGCAGAAACGGAAGATCGAACTGGCGTGGGCATATCCTGATTTTGACACGGTGCATGTAATCATGGCGGCTTTCAATCCGGAGTACATCGAGGTGACATATCCTGACGCGCTTACCGGCAATGTCGCAGAAACGCGGACGTTTTACGTTGGCGACAGGACAGCACCGCTGAAGTACTGGTGGGTAGGCAATCAGCGGTATGAGTCCCTGGCATTCAACATCATTGAGAGGTAGTTATGATTCATGTATCGAAATTTTTCAAAGAACGCCTCGATGAGGATATAGCGTCCTTCCATGAGATCATAGATGTAACGCTTACGGACGGCACAGAGTTCCAATGGACGGAAGCGGATATATGGGAGAACGGCCTGTCGTTTGAGGATTCCATCTGCCCCGATAATGATTTTACGATCGGCGGTGCGATCATCAATAAGCTGACCGTAACGATCAACAATATCTACGAACAGCACAGCAGTCTTGACTTCTACGGCGCAAGGTTAGTGTGCAAGATAGGCGTAGATGTACAGCGGAAGGTTCCTGTGCCTATCATGCTCGAAACAGGCAGTTATATCAGTACGACAGGATCTACCGATGGCAATCTGATATACACAGACTGGAACGGCGATATCGAGTGGATAGATAAAGGCACGTACTACGTAGGTGAGCAGACGTTTGACGGCGAACTTATCACGCTTACGGCCTATGATTCCATGATACTGTTCGACAGGGATTACAGTGAAAGCAGACTGTCATGGGGGCATAAGAACAGCCTATACACCATCCTAAAAGACGCATGTGACGTATGCGGTGTTCCATTCCATGAGCAGATACTCGGGCGTCTGGATTACTTCCTTGACTACGAGATCCCGACACAGAACAGGACTTTCCGTCAGGTAATCGGGCAGATAGCGCAAATGACCGGAACCTATGCGCGGATAAACCGGTTTGGCGAATTGGCATTGGTCAGAATACGGAAATACATCATGGACGGGCTGTGGGACGGCACACAAACGAACACTGACTACTACCATGACTTGAGCGGTTTTTACACAACGAACATAGACGTTGACGATGTGCTGATTACCGGATTAAAGATCATTGAAACCAAAACAACGGATGAAGGACAGCAGACGGAAGAATACTTTTCTGGTGAGGACGGATATGTCCTTACCATACAGGGCAATGACCTGATACATGACGGCACAGGCGCACATTTGATATGGTACATTGCACAGGATTATGTGGGGCTGAAATTCAGACCGTTTGATGTTGAAACCAACTGCAATCCCACGATAGAAGCCGGTGATTTCGTCAAGCTGAAGGACCATAAGGGACGGATATATTTCAGTGTAGTCACAAGCACTACATTTACGCCTGGTTCCGGTCAGAGGGTGTCATGTGGCGCTGAATCGGCTGCACGTAACGAAGCGGCACGTTATACTCAGGCAACTGTAACAAGCGGTAATTTTGAGTCGCAGATAAACCAGATTACTTCTGCACTGAAGGTAACACCGTACATACCGGCGCTGATGGACAGTGTGGCGATTACTGATTTGGAAGATCCATTTGCGGTATTAGACGATCTGCACGATGCGACACCGTCACATTCGGTATATTTTTCCGAGATGTCAACATACAGCATAACGTCAGATCCGAGTTCTGCTCTCTCCCCGTTTGCTCCGCTAAAGGCATACTGGCTTGAGGGTTGGAAGTACGATGTATTGAACGGTAAGCAGATAATAAGAAGCTATGAAACTAACACAGCCTATGCGAGAAACTGTGTGAACGGTGCATGGGGAAGTTGGGGGGCGATATAAATGGCAGTAACATATACTACTATCCCAGAATTACAACTTTTAGATGTTTTCGATCAGGACCTGTACCTGATCGTACAGGCAGAAAATGAAGGCACGGTAAGGGTGTTAAAGGACGATCTGCTTGCCGATGTGGAATTGGACGTATCAAATGTCCAGTCACGAATGGATCAGGTGGAAGCACAAGTCGATGCCCTGTCGAACAACAACTATATTATGGATGAAGTCCTTCATTCGATCTCCGGAAGATCCTCAAGGGTAAAAGACGGCTATATCAATTACCGGAAATGGTCGGATGGCACACTTGAGTATTGGGGATGGGGAAGGCAGAACAACATCAAATTTAACGGCGGTGCGTATTTCGGCGGTTACAGAGGCATAAATGATGGCGTTAGCGGAAGCGGGAGTACTGATTTTGGTGAGCTGAGATTCACCGTATGGGGAAGTTATGCCGTACCGTTTATTGAAGCGCCTTCGGTCAATGTCTGGCTATCAAGCTATGATTATTCAACGTCAAGTGCAAAGGAACTGATTATCATTAACACGTACAGGGAAATTACTTCGGATGCGTCAAGGAATAATCTTACCTTGTTTCCTTGCATTGAAGTAATCGGGCTTACACAGGGAACTACTATGGGGCATCCCGTGTTCTCGTTCCGCGCAGTCGGCAGATGGAAATAAGGAGGCAGTAAAGCATGGCAATGTATATAGTGCAGGGGTCTAACACGCCTATTACGATGGAATTTCCTACGGATGTGGAAACGCCTCTGATTGATATTTTTGCGGGCCTTTACAGGACTGACGGTACGGTGATAATGACATGGACAAAGGCTGATATGACGGTAAGCGGATATGAAGCGCAGATACCGCTGTCGCAGTCGGAAACGATGGCGCTTGTGGCGGGCAATGCCGTGTTCGAGGTAAAGCTGATGGACCACACAGAAGCCATCATCCTGTTTGAACAGATCCCGACAGTTATTGTAGAACGGTTCGACAAGCGCCTTATGGAAGAGTAGGGGGTGTTATAAATGCCAATAGCAGATTTGAGAGAGCTATCCGCATCACAGGCAACGTTACAGCCTCTTGTTTCCGCATCACAGGCAACGATGCAACAGCTTGGCGTTACAGCTGCCGTTGTAAGGAAAGGCTATTCGCCGTATATAGACGATACGACCGGCACATGGTGGGAATATGACGATGATACAAAGCAGTATGTCGATACTGGCGTAAAGGCGGCCCCGATAGGACTGTATGACGGTCTTGTAGCATCCGCATCGGAAGCACTGATCGGTGGTAAATCAGCTATCGACCAGATCCCGTACACACTGCGGAAGACGTATTCCGGAGCGGCACGGCTGAAGGAAAAAATCATCGGCGGTACGGTGGCATGGAATCAGCTTGAGCCATTGGACGCAAGCGCATTTACGCTAACAAGAGTCACGCTTACCCTGACCGGGCGCACATATACGCTTACCGCAACTTCTGACAGCAGTTATAAAAACGCAAGGTACAGATGCTTCACAGCGGGGCATAAATACTATGTAGCCGCCACCGGAAAATGCGACAATAACTATGTCTTCACCGTCAGAGATCAGAACAATGCGGCAAGCACGGCATCGTCAACGGAGCTGCTTAGATTCGAGCAAACGACAGACGAGCGCAAAGAAACGATAGCAAGCCCTAACCTTGAATATATTTCTTTTAACTTCCAGACCGCAACTACATCAGGCACGGTAGGGACGCTGACGGATGTGCAAGTGATCGACCTGACCACCATGTTTGGTGCTACCATAGCAGACTATCTCTACACGCTTGAGTCAGGCACAGCCGGTGCGGGCGTAGCAAAGCTGAAGGAATGGGGCTTCTGCACTGACGATTATTACCAGACGGCGCAAACGGGTTTGCAGAGCGTGAATCTTGCGAGTCATGATATGGTCGGGCTGAATTTGTTTGATAAGAATGCTTCTGATATTGTGTCCGGATATATGACCTCAACCGGAAGCATTTCTTCAAGCACTGCTTACAGCGTCACTGGGTATATTCCTGTTATCGGTGGGACGGAATACTATATTTCAAAGGCGATCAATTCATCTGCTCTGAGATATGCTGCATGGTACAACGATGAAAAAGAGATTATCTCTGTTTTCAAGACCGTTTATGCCGCATCAGAGCATCTGCAGACTGCTCCTGTAAATGCACGATATTTACGGCTGACATACGCAAATTCCAACGCGGACACGCTGACGGTGAATGTATCGAACAGCGCTATCAATGGCACATACCGCCCGTATGAGGCTTGGTCATATCCGCTTGACGGCAGTCTCACGCTCCGAGGCGTTCCGAAACTTGACGCAAGCAATAATCTTTACTTCGATGGCGATGAATACGAGGCAGACGGCACTGTCACAAGGCTGTATGGGACAAGGGCATACCAGAGCGGTGATGAAAGCCTTGCCGATGCGATTACGGACGGCACGAACACGGTTTATAAGCTGTCAACAGCTACCACAGAAACCGCACAGCCATACACTGAATATCAGGCGGTCAGCCAGTACGGCACAGAGCAGTACACCGATGCAAGCGTATCAGCCGGTACAAGGGATGTATCAATACCGGCGGGACATTACAGCGAATACTATCCCGATTACGTGGCTAAACTTGACGGATTACCGAGTGATTTCAGTACACTGATCGCACCGACCGAGGCAAGCTACACTGCCACGCAGAATTACAGCGCGGGGGATCTCCTGATAGTTGACAACATCCTGTACAGGGCAACAGCGGCTATCGCATCAGGGGCAAGCATCACTCCTGGCAGTAACGTAACGGCAACCACACTGGCGGCAATCATCAAAGAGATTATCAGCGAATTATAAGGAGGGTTCATCGTGACACAGTTTTATATCGTAGAGATTCAGCAGACACAGGCGGGTGAATACGCACACATTGTCCATTGGGCTTTTGACGAAGATCCCGATAAGGCACAGTTGAAAGCGGAATCGAAATACTACACCGTTCTGGCGGCGGCAGCAGTCAGTGAATTGAAGAGCCATGCCGCAATTCTTTTCAGCGCAGAAGGATTCCCGATGATGAACAAGTGCTATAAGCATGAGGCTGTATCGGGTCCTGTTAGCGAATAAATCAAAGGCGCGGCTCGTCCGCTCCCTTTAATGTGGAGGGCATACCAATGGACATAACAATAATTTCAACGCAAGTAATGGCGATCACCGGTATGATAACGGGCGTAGCCGCAGTCATAGTTCTGATTGTCAATCTGATTAAGAAAGCGAAAACACCTAACGAAGTGCAGAACGCGAGGATAGAAGAATTGGAAAAGCGGGTAACATTGCATGACGAATTCTTACAGCGGGACATGGCTCGGTTTGAAAGCATCGAGCGCGGTAACCGTGTGATTCAGCATGCGATCCTTGCACTGTTGGCACACGGCATTGACGGCAACGACATTGACGGCATGAAGGCAGCAAAGCATGAATTAGAGGAATATTTAATCAGCAAGTAAGGAGGCGGTCAAATTGATACTTAATGAGCGCGTGTACATTTTCATCAAATGGATTCTTATCATCGTAGTCCCGGCTTTCATCACGCTTTTCACACTGCTTTGTAACACATGGCATTGGGACATTCCGGTGGAAGCAATCGTAGCGACAATCTCAGGTGTAGCAACATTCTTTGGTGTGATCGTAGGGATCAGCAACTACAACTACTACAACAAACAGGAGTAAGATATGCAAGATTATTTACAGAGCGATCCCCGATGGGGTTCAGTCATGCTTACTCCGCACATGGATATGGCAGAAGGCGGCTGTGGGCCTACCGCAGTCGCTGACTGCGTTTCCTACAACGGTAATAATGGGGAGATATTGCCGCCAGATGTAGGCATATACTTGGTATCTATCGGCAAGATGGTAGATGATGCGGGAACCATCTGGGACGGCATCAAACTTGCCTCGGAGCATTACGGATGCGCTTGTGAGCAGTTGAACACGCACAGTGTTTACGGCATGGCGGGAACCGCCTATGAGCAGACATGGCTTCAGAAAATGAAGACAGGCAACTACTACGGTGTTCTGTGCATGGGAAGCGGTTATTTCGCATATAAAGGGCATTTTATCGCCGTAGAGGCTGTCGATGCGTATAACCGTGTTACGGTCCATGATCCTGCGTACAGGCCGAGATCCGGAACGCATGGATGGGCAGAAACAGTGCCACAGGGCGCACCTGGCGCATGCTATACAGGCGTACCGTACTTCTCCGGAAGGGTAAAGATATTTTACCTGATAGAGAAGGGACGCAAGTTAAGCACGGACTATGTATTCAGCCTTGAGCAGATCAAGTTCGGCGCAACAGGCCCGCTCGTGGAATTCTGGCAGAGGATGCTTGTTTCACGAGGGTTACTGAGTCTGTCTGACGTAGACGGCATCTTCGGGAACCAAACAAAAACGCAGACGGTACGCTTCCAGAAGATCCTGTCACTGAGTCAGGACGGCATTGTCGGTCCTAAAACATGGGCGGCGATGATACCGCTGCCGTACACACTGTCAGGGGCAAAGATAACATTCATCGCACCGCAGATCGCATTCGGCTATCATGGCAATGCGGCGTACTTCTGGCAATTTATAGGTGAGGATTGAAAGGAAAGAGGAGAGGAGAACATGAAATACTTTTACGGAATGAAATTAAGAGGATTCTCGCCGGGCTGTCAGCCAAAGGAAGGACTGATTGAACGGCTCGATGATCCGACCGGTAAGTATTGGGATATTCTGGTGTATAACCGACCGCTGTCTGATGCTGAACTTTACATGTATGATTTATCCAATCTCAAAATTGCTTTAGATTCGGATAACTAAGAGGGAGAGAAAAACATGAAGAACGAACTTATCACTGATATGATGGTAGCACTGATGGACATGCCCCAGAGCGATCTGGCAAGGGTAAGGGACGCACTTATCCGTGTCCTTGATAAGTACGAAGTAACAGAAAAGGAAACGGCACTGACCGTATATGACGATACGGATGCCAGGATCTTGAAAAAGTATTCCGCGTGTCTGTACGTGGAAGGAAAGTCGGAACTGACTGCGGAAGCGTATTTAAGGGAAATAAAGGCTTTTAAGGACAGCATGGGTATTTCCCTTAAAGAAACCACTACAAACGCTGTACGCGTTTATTTGGCTACCCAGAGAGCCTCTGGTGCATCTTCCACCACCCTTTATAATAAGAAGCAGTACCTTTCGGCGCTGTTCGGATGGATGAAAGTGGAAGGATATATCGCTTCCAATCCGTGTGACGGAGTAGGCGTTATCAAAAAAGAGAAAAAGGAAAAGATGCCGTTTTCTGATGATGAAATTGACAGACTGCGGAAAGCATGCCAGAATAAGAAGGAAACAGCAGTTGTCGAGTTTCTGATGTCTTCCGGTGTCAGGGTATCGGAACTGATTAACATGGACATTTCCGATGTGGATTTCAACACACTGAAAGTCCTTGTCAGGAATGGCAAGGGTGGCAAGGACAGAATCACTTATATCAATGCCGGTTGTGCAAAGGCACTGATTGAGTATCTGAACAGCAGAACGGACAGCGATGCAGCTCTGATCGTATCAAACAGAGGACGCATTACAAAGTCCGGTATCGAATGGATGGTAAAGGACATTGCTTCAAGGGCGAACGTCAGCGATTGCCATCCTCACCGGTTCCGCAGGACGTTGGCAAGCAAACTGGTCTATAATGACATGGGTGTCGAGAACGTGCAGAAGATCCTCGGACATACCAATATATCGACAACAATGATATACGTCAATGCGGACCAGAGCAGGGTAGAAAAAGAGTACCGCAAGTGCTGTGGTTGATAACAAAAAGGCTTCTCAGAAACGGTCTGGGAAGCCTTTAGTTTATCCGCGTTGCTAACACGTTGCTAACAAACACCTAAAATATGACGTAAATACGTGGTTTGCAGAATCCTGATAAGACGGCTGAATATACGTTTATACGGCGAAATTGGCTTAAAATAAGGGTTTTCCGAGACTGAAGAATCTCTGGAAAGCCCTAAAAATATGCGCGTTGCTAACAAGTTGCTAACACGTTGCTAACAAGCCATTATTCACATGATGGGACAGGGATGGTATTTATTTCCTTCCGGAGGTATTCCGGTGTCCTGTGCGTATATACCGCCTCTGTCACATCCTTTATCGCATGACCGGCAATCAGTTTGATTACATATTCGTCTATCTTTGCTTCCTTTGCCATGCTGATGAAGGTATGCCTGGTATCACCGCAGTGATGATGCCATCCGTAATGTTCCATCGTCTTGTTGAACCGGAAGAAATATCTGTCATAGTTCATCAGGATATCGCCTTTATCACGGTTATCATTCACACTGAAGAAAAGGTTTTCAGATCCTATTGATTCGGCTGCCTGTATCTGTTTTTCGATGAATGGAACCAGGCGGTCGTGAATCGGCACGATACGGTTTCTGCCCGCCTCTGTTTTCATACCGGCGGTGATGGTGCGGTTCTCCATATCCACATTTGAAACTGCGATCGTAGCGAGTTCCTGCGGGCGAAAGCCGGTCAGGATTCCCGTAAGTATCATCTTATTATATCCAATGCCGTCTTCCTTCAGAAGCGTCAGGATCTCGCTTTCAGAGAACGGTTTCCTGACGATCTTCGCCGGTCCTGTCTTTACTTTTTTGCATAAAACCGCGTAGTCCTTCTGGACTATTTCATGCTTCATGGCATACCGGTACATCTGCGTGAACAGCGTCCGCATTCTGCTCTTGTTATTCAGCGAAATATCCGCATTATCGAGGGCGGCTTCCAGATGCGCTGTGCGTATCGCTTTCATGGGCATGTCATGGAGAGAATTGCAGTTCTCAAAGGCCCGTTCCATGTACGCTGTCGAGCCTTCTACTACTTCCTTGTAATGCTCTTCTGCCCACATCTTATGCACTTCCGCAAACGTCAGCCCTTGTGCTTGCAAATCATACGGATCTTGGTGATAAAGTGCGAGTGCGTTCAGTGCGTCTTCTCTTTTCGCATAATAACCGAGCATCCTGCGCTTTGTGCGGGCCTTTCCGTCCTCTATCACCCTTGCGACCGTAATTGCGACCGCCCACGGCTTACGGCGGTTTCCTTTCAGCTTATATACACTTCCGTAGGAGTTAGGTAGTTTCATGCCTTTTTGCCTCTATCGTGGTAATATGTTCGTCAGCATCAAGATCATTACATAGTATATGCTTCAATTCATGCAGACAGGATTTGATGTTCTGTTCATGGCAGTGCCTGGAATTCAGCACAATCGTACTGAATCCGTCATTATTTCGAATCATATATCCTTTAATCTTCGTGTCCATATCGAGCAATATAACGCGGTAGTCTTCCAATTCATTTCCCCTCTGACATTAAGCGGATCATCGCAACTACTTTTTCGAGATCCTCTTTTCTCACATTCTTTGCGGCATCAAAAATCACACGGTGTTCCGGACTGGTGCGAAGGAATTCTGCGTACTCGGCAGCGTCCTTATTTAGGTAATACTCTTCCGGATCTGTTGTTATTGTATCATCTTTTGAGTCCAAAAGATCGGACTTATTTATTCCGAGATAATCTGCGATTGTCTGGATCTTGCCAACCTTGGGCATGGACACTTCGTTAAGCCATCCGCTGACAGTCTTATAATTGACATTGATGTTCTTTGCAAATTCAATTCTGGATATGCCCGCAAACGAAAGTTGCCGTGCGAGATTCTGTGCGAATATATGCCTTTGTTCTTCAATAGTCATATCGTTTATCTCCTGTCACAGTTTGTCTTTGTTTATAGAGCGCTGTAATTACATGATACATTCAGCAAAAATATATTTCAAGGAAAAAGTAAGAAATTTTAAGAAATAATGCTTGACATTCTTAAAAACTAAGAGTATCATGTACCTTGAAAGGAGGGTTTAGACGAAATGGGGTCTGTTGAGTTGCGTATAAATCTGGAAGCATGCCGTGTCAATGCCGGTATGAAGCAGACAGCATGGGCAAAGGAACTTGGCGTAAATCCTGCAACTGTTATCAATTGGGAAAAAGGGCGATCTGAGCCGAACACTTCTCAGCTAAGAAAAATCTCAGAACTTTCGGGCATCCCGATGGACTATATTTTTGTGCCTGAGAAGTCTTAAAAAATAAGAATATCGGAGAAAATAAGATGAGAAAAATCACACCGTCTATTGCGGGCATCATCATGGGGTGTTCCGCAGAGTTCGTCAGGATCGGTCTTCAGCAAGGCGTTCTGGATATCGGCGATGCGGTAAAAATGTCCGGAAGATGGACGTACAACATCAGCCCG